ATTGAATACGGGCTTAAGAACAAGCGCTTTATCCTTGCGGACGAACCTGGACTTGGAAAAACGGCCCAAAGCATAAAGATAGCTATCGAATCAAATTCATTTCCATGCCTAATCATTTGCCCTGCTTCATTAAAGCTTAATTGGCAAAGAGAATGGCACATGTGGAGCGATCGAAAAGCAATGATTCTGAACGATGCAAACCGGCACAGTTGGTGGATGTTTGCAAAGCCTGAATTAAACCCGTTCGGCACCGGAGCTAAAGCGGACGTTTTTATTGTCAATTATGAAAGCCTGAAAAAATACTTTGTTCAGGACATTGCCAGAGGCGAATTGAAACTTTCAAATATCACTTTCAACCCTCAAATTTCAATTTTCAAATCTGTAATAATTGATGAAGCTCACAGGCTTAAAGACCCTTCAACGCAGCAAAGCAAATTTGCAAAAGGCATTGTAAGTGGAAAAGAGTACATTCTCGCACTCACAGGCACCCCAATTGTGAACACACAAGAAGATTTAGTTTCAATTTTAGGAATTATTGATAGACTCAAAGATTTTGGCGGGGTGTCAATGTTCAGGGCAAAGTGGTTAGATAAGGCTAAACTTCCGGCACTTGGCGAGATATTAAAAGAAACTTGTTTTATACGCCGAAGAAAAAGCGAAGTATTAAAGGATTTACCGGCAAAACTTCGCTCTATTTTTCCAACTGAACTCAGCAACCAGGTTGAATACGACATCGCACTCAACGACCTGAAAAGATACCTCACTGAGTACAAACAAAAAACAGACGCAGAAGCGGCCCGCCTTCTAAGAATGAAAGCGTTAGTTCAGATCGGAATATTGAAAGGCCTGTCGGCAATCGGGAAAATAGATACAGTAGTGGAGTATGTCAACGAAGTAACCAAGGCAGGCGAAAAGATAGTCCTATTCTGTCATCTTCGCGCCGTTGGGAGTGCGCTGAAAGAAGCCTTCCCGGATGCTTGCGTAATTCGAGGGGGGATGGCCGGGCACATGAAACAAGCGAATATTGACAGGTTTCAACAGGACCCGGAAGCGAAAGTAATTATTTGCTCGATCAAAGCGGCGGGTGTTGGGATTACTTTGACGGCCAGTTCACGCGTTTTATTTGTCGAGTTGCCATGGCACCCTGCGGACTTAAATCAATGCGAAGATAGATCTCATCGGATAGGCCAAAAAGATTCAGTTCAATGCACTTATTTTTTAGGTAAAGATACGATAGACAATTACATCTATCGGATAATTGACCGCAAAAGAGAGATTGCAAATCTGGTCACAGGCGACCCCGAAGACTACGAAGTGAAAATTCAAAACGAATTATTCGAAACTTTATTAAAAACAGTATGATGACAGTTATTAATTATTTCGCAGGGGCCGCCATTGGGGTTTTCTGCCTGTGGGTTGCTTGGCAAATATTTCAAGGCTCAGTATTGAAGCCTTATTTGCTACGCAAAAAGATTTTAAAAATCAAAGAGGGCCAGAAGTTTGCAACGGAAAAAGGCGTTTGCACAGCTCTTTACAACGGTCAAGATGGGAAATATGTGCTTGAAAAATTGTCAGGTAAATGTATTAAATACTCACAAATAACGGAGGTCTTCTAAATGACAAACAAAGCAGAACGCCTAAGAATAGCACTCAATCTCACCTACGTACTTATTGATATTTGCGATTCCTACGCCTTAGAGGTCGAAACACTTCTTAAGTACAATAAAATGTACCGCAATTCAGATAAAATGCTGATCAACAGGCTTAGATCAACTACCAGCCAATTAGTGAAATCGGTTGATAAGACACTGGGAAATGAACAGTCAAGCGAAAATTTCGGCCATGATTCTGATTTTCTGCGGTCTGTAATTGAAATAGCAATCAATACAAAAGATGAAAACGAAGAGATAAGATTATTGTCTGCAATGAAATTAGTGATAAAACCTAAAAAACAAATAGATGGAAAAGTACATTGAGTTCCTCAAATCAAAGATTGACATTGCCCCGGAAACCGGATTAGATATTCAGGTGCCAATTATTAAATTCCTTGACGGAACAGAACTAAAGCCTCACCAGCGGGATGGAATAAACTGGGCCATTAAAGGTGGGCGCCGGGCATTATTCGAAAGCTTCGGACTTGGAAAAACAATCCAGCAGCTAATTATCTGCAATGAGATAGTAAAAGTACAAGGGGGGAAATCGTTAATTGTTTGCCCCCTTGGTGTTCGCCAAGAGTTTAAAACGGATGCAACTAAAAAGCTTGGTGTTGATATTGTTTACGTAAAAAAACAAGCTGAAATAGATCAATTGCCAGAGGGCACAATCTGTATAACGAACTATGAGCGTGTCAGAGATGGGGATATTGACCCGAAAACATTTACCGTGACCAGTTTGGATGAAGCCTCTGTTTTACGTTCTTACGGCTCAAAGACTTATCAAACATTTCTTGACAAATTTAAGGGCGTTCCTTTCAAATTTGTCTGCACAGCCACGCCTTCACCAAACAAATACAAAGAATTAATCCATTATGCTGGGTACCTGGAGGTGATGGACACTGGACAAGCTCTTACTCGCTATTTTAAGAGAGATAGCACAAAAGCCAACAATTTAACTATCCATCCACACAAGGAAAAAGAATTCTGGTATTGGATGAGTACATGGGCATTATTCGTTACAAAGCCTTCGGACCTTGGTTATTCAGATGAGGGTTACGACATGCCGGAAATGAAGGTCTTTTATCACGAAGTGGAAGTAAACCACCTTACGGCTGGACAAGAAGAAGATGGTCAAAGTAAGATGTTTCGTGACGCAGCTTTAGGGTTAAAGGATGCCGCAAAAGAAAAGAGAGATACCATGCCGGCCCGTATCAAGAAAATGGAAGAGATATTATTTAACGACCCCGACAATCATTATATCATTTGGCATGATTTAGAAGCTGAAAGGCATGAAATAATGAAATCAATCCCATCAGGCGAGTTTAATTCTGCTCAGGCATTTGGTTCACAGGATTTGGAAAAAAGAGAACAAACAATTATTGATTTCTCGCAAGGTAAAATAAAATATTTAGCCACCAAGCCATCTATTTCAGGGCAGGGGTGTAACTTCCAATATCATTGCCACAAAGCTATTTTTTTGGGTATCGGTTATGAATTTAATGATTTCATCCAGGCAATTCATCGAATTTATAGATTCCAACAAACGATGCCGGCCGAAATTCATATTATTTATGCCGAGTCAGAGGGTGAAATCCTTAAAGCGTTATTAAAAAAATGGGAACAACACAAATACCTCGTATCTAAAATGACAGATATTATTAAAGATATGGGATTAAGTTCTGTAAATGTTGAACAAAAAATGCTTAGGAGTTTGGGTATTGACAGGAAAGAAGTTTTGGGAAAACATTTTGAATACATTCACAATGATTGCACCCTTGAAACCGCTGCAATGGCTTCGGAATCCGTAGATCTTATTCATACTTCGATTCCATTCTCGAACCATTACGAATACACACCCTCTTACAATGATTTCGGGCACAATTCTGACAATGTTAAATTTTTTGAACAGATGGACTATCTGACACCTGAATTGTTAAGAGTGTTAAGGCCGGGAAGGTTGGCCGTAATTCATGTAAAAGACAGGATTCTCTTTGGAAATGCGACAGGTACAGGAATGCCAACGGTTGACCCTTTCAGCGACATGACTGTGTTTCATTATTTAAAGCATGGATTTCAGTACATGGGAAGAATCACAATAGAAACCGATGTGGTAAGGGAAAATAATCAAACCTACAGGCTTGGATGGACTGAGCAATGCAAAGATGGAACAAAGATGGGCGTGGGTTGTCCTGAATATCTCCTTTTGTTTAGGCGCTTACCATCTGACACCTCGAAAGCTTATGCAGATACGCCCGTCACAAAGTCAAAAGAAGAATATAAGCGTGGGCGCTGGCAGATTGACGCGAGGGCAAAATGGAATAGCTCAGGAAATAGATTTCTATCTCCAGATGAATTGAAGCAGTTAGAAATAGACAAGGTTAATAGGTATTTTTCAGAATGGGCGCGAGTGAATAGGTATGATTTCGGGCTTCACTTAGATGTAGCTGCTACTTTGGAAGGGTTAGGTAAGTTGCCAGCCACTTTTGAAACCCTTAAAATACCGGCCAGAACACCTTGGGTTTGGTCAGATGTAAACCGAATGATTACACTGAATAACAGCCAGACGCAAAAGAACCTGCAGAATCATATTTGCCCGCTTCAATTTGATGTTGTTGACCGAGTGATTGAACGATATTCAAACAAAGGAGAGTTGGTTTATGATCCATTCGGAGGCATCGGAACTGTTCCTTATCGCGCTATGAAGTTAGATAGGAAAGGCAAAGGATGTGAACTAAACCCTAGTTACTTTCAGGACGCTTTGAGGTATTTAAGAGCGGCAGACATGCAAGTAGGCGCCCCTACCCTTTTCGATGCTTTAGAAATTAAAACAATCTAACTACTATTACTCAAACATCGTTAGTTTATGAAAAATTACTTATCCGGGCAAATAACCAAAGACCCGCATTACGTTGAAAAGTTCAATCATTTTGAAAATCTCATTCCGGGGCCAGTAAACAACCCGATTCATTTTAAGCCGTTTTTAGGGCTTAAAAATTGGTTTGGATACATGATTACCTGTTTGATAGTGTTGCGGCGTTCTGAGGCCCTCTATCTTATTCCTGACTGGAAGTATTCATTAGGTGCTAAAATAGAATATCGGTTCGCCAAATTATTAGGCAAACCATGCTACCAGATAAACCCCACACCGGTGAAAAAGCAGGGCATCCGGATTGAAGAGAGAGGATGGCACTGGGCTCTCTATAAAAGGAACCAATTCACAGGCGGTTATGACTTAAAAGAAATCTCAATAAAATTTCAAAAACTGTAAATTATGCTAAATAAAATTATGTTAATTGGCCGCGTTGGTCAGGATCCTGAGGTGAAAGATTTTGGAACAAACAAAGTCGCAAATTTCACTGTCGCGACGACAGAGCGAGCTTTTACGACGAAGGCGGGAGTGGAGGTTCCAGAAAAAACCGAATGGCACCGCATTGTTGTCTGGGGCGGCCTTGCGAAAGTGGTAGAAGGCTATGTGACAAAGGGCGGCCTTCTCTACATTGAAGGAAAAATGACCAGCCGCGAATACACCACACAAGCAGGTGAGAAGAGATTTATAGGCGAGATTCAATGTTCAACCCTTACGATGCTGGGTGGCAAGTCAAAGTCTGATAATTCAAGCCAGAGCGCGACGGTTCAAAGCAGTTCAGGCCAAAGCCAGCCGGAACAATCTCAACCGGATGGGCCGGAGAATGATTTGCCCTTTTAGGAAACAAACAAGCCGGGTCGCAATTCAGTGGCCCGGCTAATTAAATTAAAATACAACATGGCTACACTCAGAAGCGTGAATACAAGATTTTGGGAAGACCCTTGGGTCGAAAGCCTGAACCCTTCCGAAAAGCTACTTTTCCTTTACCTTTTAACATGCAAATACGCAAATTTGGCTGGCATATACGAGATTACGATTAAGCGAATATCCTTTGAAACTGGATTGAGTAATGAAACCATTTCGAATGGTTTGAAACGGTTTGCAAAGGATAACAAAGCCTATTTTGTAGAAGGCAATTATATGTTTTTGCCGAACTGGTTAAAAAACCAGAAGCTAAATGCGAATATGAAGAAAAATGTACTTTCTATATTCTATCAGTTACCTAAAGACTTATCAATTAGAATTTTAGGGAATGGTTACCAAACCATTCGAAAGGATTACCAAACGCTTTCGAAT